TTCGTCTGTCTCGTCTTGCTTCTGCGTACATAGATCAGATCACCTTCGGCAATGCACAAAAAGCCGTGGATGAAACCGTACTGTACAAACTGAAGGATGCTTGCTGTGCTATCAGCGAATGTCTTCAGACAGAAGAAAACGGAGGTGAGATCGCCAGTGCTACAAACGACGGGTACAGCGAATCTTACGTTACATCATCCAAGACCTCAGAGCAAAAGCGTTATGAAATTGCGTCCATGTTTTTGGCGTCTACTGGATTGCTTTACGCAGGTGTGGGGAGGTGCCGCAGATGCTGATGTGTCAGGAATTGATCACTCTGGTTCATTTGGAACGCACGGACGACGGGGAAACCTATGTTCTCACGTCGATCAATGGCGCAAGCTGGTATGGAAAACGAATCGTGACTCAGACGACAAAAGGAACGCAGGGCCAGAATACGTATCAAAGCCTGTACAAGGTGCGCATTCCTGAAAACAATATGCCTTATGGTATTGTTCCATGTAAAGGCGATTTTCTCGTGAGGGGCGCGGTGGAAGATGTAAAAAATGCTCCGACTGATTTTGCGGAGAAAGAATATTTTTGTATCGCTTCAGTAGGGGATAATCGCCGCGGCAGGCTGGGCCACTGGCTGATTGGAGGTGCGTAGAATGAACGTAAAGATCAATATTGATACGGGCGGCATTCTTCGTCGACGCGGTATGGGAAGCAGTGATGCCCTCCGGCGTCATATCGCAAGTGAGGTGAAAAGCTTTTCGGATCCTTATGTACCATATCAGCAGGGGATATTGAAAAATGCGTCTATTGCCAGCGACGGCGGTACGATTACCTATGGCGCGCCGTACGCACACTATCATTGGGTTGGCGAGATTTACGGTCCTAATATTCCTCTGGGGGACGAAGGGTTCTTTTCCCGCGGACCTAAGAGTCCTACCGGGCGTCAGATGGAATACCACGGCGCACCGATGAGAGGACCTAAGTGGACAGAGCGGGCAATGGCAGACCGCAAAGATGATCTGGAGCAGAGTGTAAAGGCGTTTATTAAAGGAAGGACGTAATGACAGAATATGATATCACGAATATCGAAGCGGTAAGGGAGTGGCTTCGTACTTACGAGCCGCTGTCGTCTGGTCGTCTGGGGGTGGATTTTCTGCCGGAAAAAGCACAGACCTATTCTGTAGATAGTGTACCTGGACCGGAGATTATAAAACAGTATCTGGATGGTTCTGCGGTGAAACAGTTTGATTTTGTTCTGGCTTCCAGAGAATTTTTCGGCGATTCTATCGGGCAGAATGCGGATAACCTGCAGTGGTACGAAGAATTTTCCGGATGGGTGAAGCGGCAGAATCGGCGCCCGAAAAATCTCCCGAGGTTATCAGAAAGACGACAAGCACAGAGCGTCGAAGTATCCACCAGTGGTTATCCTTTTCAGATGTCTGCAGAAGGAAAAGCCAGATATCAGATACAGCTTAAAATGACTTACTTTGAAAAAGGAGAACGATAGAAAATGAAATTATCAGAACTTATGGCAGGCTATTCGCCTGACGAATCTTATGCAGGTATCACAAATACCGATGATTTCGTATTAGCGATAGATATCGCAAGTACACCATCCGGTGTACCGGACAACTATATCGTTGTGGAAACAGGCATTACTTCTGTGGATGCGCAGCTGAATCCGGAAACGGATGAAAAGACATATTTACGCATGGGAAAAAGTACGAATAAGACGGCGACGCAGAGAACGTTTAACATCACAGGAGATCGCTTTGAGGGGGATGATTTTCAGGATTTCGCATGCAGTCATGCAATCAAGTTCGGCAAAGGACAGAAGATCGTAAAACCGTATGTGTATTTTTCACTGCTTACCGGAAAAGGAGAATCCGGGCAGGCGGCGATCATTGTAAATTCTGACGGCTCTGGAGACGCTGGCGCATCTGCAGAAGTAGATATTGACATCATGTGCAATAACTCCGCTCCGACCGAGTATACGTATTCTGCAGGCAGCGCAAGCCCGACAAATCTGTATGGGGGAGAGTAATGTGTCATGGAAAAATATATTATTAATGGGAAAGAAATCGAGTACGATACCTTCGATCTGGCAGCCATGGAGCTGTTTGACAGTGAAGTGACGAGAGTGAAAGAGGAAATGGAGCGCATTCAGCCGGAGGATATTGAGTCTCAAGGATATCTCAATATCCTCCGAAAACAGTGCGAAACGGTGCTCGATTTCTTTGATACAGTGATCGGAGAAGGGACAAGTAAAACGATTTTTGGAGACCGCGTTAATATAAAGGAAATTACGGAAGCCTATCGGTCGTTTTGCAGCGATGTAACTGACGCGCGGAAAAACGTGTTTTGTACGGCTGTGCCGTCTCCCGTGACTGAAACAGGGGGCAATCGGGCTCAGCGCCGTCAGGCGGAACGACAGAAGCGCAGAGAAGAAGCTGCAAGGCGCGCTGCGATAAAAGTTCCAAAAGACGGTAAAAAGATTTTTGCAGAGCAGCCAGGCAAAAAAATTTCAAATGAAGCGGATGTGAACCAAATTGAAGAATAATCCTTTTGAAGTTCTGCCGGATACGGTAGAAATCGGTGGCGCATCCGTTAAAATCAATTCGGATTTTCGCGTCGGGGTTTCTATCGAAACCGAGATGCTGCAGGAACATCCGGACGTGGAAGGTCTGCTGAAGCTGTTTTATTCGGAGGAGATCCCCTCTCCGATAGAAGAAGCGGCGGAGCAGATGATTCGGTTTTACTCCCACGCCGATGATGAAAATGAAGACGGAAAAGAAGAAAAAAAGGCAGCCGTTTCCAGCAGGAAGCGGCTGTACGATTTTTCTCAGGATGCAGACGCGCTGCTGTCTTCTTTTTGGCAGGCTTATGACATCGACTTGGAACGGGATGAAATTCACTGGTGGAAGTTTCGCCGCCTGATGTTTGGACTGCCGGCGGATACGCCGTTTATGCAGAGAGTACATATCCGCAGTGTTGATTTGAGCAAGGTGGATAAATCACAGAAAAGCTATTACCGAAGGATGAAGAAGATCTATGCGCTGAAGCAGAATGTCCACCGTGAAAAGATGACAGCTGCTGAAAAAGAAGAAGTGATGAAAGAAAAGGTCAGACGCAGATTCGAGGAGGCGCAGAAGAGTGAAAAAAATTAAATGTCCATACTGCGGGTATATGATGCCTCTGACATACGTAAAAGATGCGGTGTGCAGAGGCATTTTTGTAAAATGCAAAGGCCGAAAATGCGGCAAGGTATTTGAGGTCAAGGTTAGGGAGAACGAAATCAAGTAGAGCCTGGGAGCCGATGATTTCACCAGATTATGGAGGTGAGAACATTGGCATCAAGCGATGGAGAAGTCATTATCACCATTGACGGTGATGATTCGGCGTTTAAGAGTGCGCTGAACGGATTAAAGGATGTTGCGTCCGAAGCAGCAAAGGGAGTGGCAGTAGCGATTGGCGCCGGAACAGCCGGTTTACTTGCTTTCGGTAAAAGTGCGGTAGAAGTCGGTATGGAGTTTGACTCATCTATGTCTCAGGTTGCTGCTACGATGGGTTATACTGTAACGGAAATAAATACAGCAGGATCGGAAGCTAACGAAACTTTTACTGCCCTGCGGGACGCGGCGAAAGAGGCTGGCGCGACTACCGCTTTTTCTGCCACCGAGGCGGCAGACGCTTTAAATTATATGGCGTTAGCAGGATATGATTCGGAAACTGCTATCAGTATGCTCCCGAATGTTCTTAATCTTGCTGCCGCTGGAAGTATTGATCTGGCCACTGCGTCCGACATGGTGACAGACACTCAATCGGCCCTTGGATTGTCATTAGATGAGACCGTTGAATTGATCGACAAGATGGCAAAGGCATCCTCAAAGTCGAACACGAGTGTTCAGCAGCTGGGCGAGGCGATGTTGACTGTTGGCGGCACAGCTAAGGATTTAAAGGGTGGCACAACAGAATTGTCCGCGGCACTTGGTATTTTAGCTGATAATGGCGTAAAAG